ATCGTGGCCGACCTGGCTGGAGCGGTCGTCAAACCTGTTGCTGAGGCTGCGCAAGAGTTGGCCAAAGACGTCAAGAGCCTGAGGGACTAAACCATGAGCGTCGAAGCAGAAGTCGTCTGGCTGCGGTTCGTGATGCAAGTGCTGCGCGAAGATATGGCGATCGATGTCGCGCGAGCAGCGGCATGAACACCACCGCACAAATCTACCGCGCCGAGATCCTTCGTGCCGTCCTGGGCATGCGCGCCAGCGAGCTGAAGGCGGCCGACCTCACGCGCCTGAACCAGATCGCCGAGCACTTGGCGCACTGCGAGGAAGCGCAGACAGCGCTGCGCGCCAAGGGCTACGGCTGCGCTGGCATGACCTTTACTGAGGTAGTGCGACAGGTCCCGGACAACTCGCCCGGTATTCTGAAGATGATCTTCCGGCCTGCGCATAAGCCGCCGGCGCACCTGGACTCGCGCGAATTGTTCGACATCTGGAGCTCGCGATGAAACCAATCCTTGGACATCAGATCGGCCAGCAGTTGTGTGACGCGCTGGGCCTGCCGAAGAATACTGTGGGCTTCACACTGCGCTGCCACGCCAACGAGATGGTGAGCGTGACATGCGAGTACTGGCCGGAAGACTTCGGCATCGCCAAGGCGCTTGCCCGATACAACCTGCTGCCCGTCGGCGGTGACCTCCCGGCCGCAAGGGGATTCGACTTCGGCGCCTGGCTGCGAGACCGCACCGAGCGCGCGCACCGCGAGTTCATGGAGCGCACCTCCAGCCTGCCGGCTGGCCGCGACAGGAAGCCGCCGTCTACTGAAGATATCGCGCGCTACTTCCGCGTGCCACTGGACTGATATGCCGAAGCTTCAAACGCTCAAGTCGGGGCTGCAACCTGCTGCCAGCCGACTACCGGCGCTCGCCCCAGCGCGGCCCGAAGCGGCCGAGCGCGTGCGCGGCTGGCGAGGCGTGAAGGATCGAGAGCGGATCCGGGAGCGCGACTGCGGCCTTTGCCAGGAGTGCAGACGACAGGGCAGGACAACGGTCGGCCACCCGGTTGACCACATCATCCCATTGTGCGACGGCGGCAGTGACGACGACAGCAATAAAGAAACCCTTTGCCAGCCCTGCCACGACGCCAAGACAGCCCGCGAAGCCGCGGCGCGGGCGCGAGGTTGGTGAGGCGAGGCAACCCGCCATGAATACCCGAAAGGGGTAGGGTGTGTTGTAAGTCTGACAAGTTCAAGCGACCGACACCGACTGGCAAGTCATTCGCGGATTTTTTTCTGGTTGGAGGGATTTGTTAATGGCTTTAACAGGCAAGAAGCTGGCCTTTGCTAAGGCGCTTTTGGCCGGAAAGTCGAACCGCGAAGCTGCCATCACGGCGGGCTACAGCGAAAAAACAGCCTCCCCCCAGGGGTCGCGTCTCGCGAAGGACGTCGATGTTAAAGCGTACCTAGTCGAAATGAGGAAGCGCGCCGCATCGCCACCCAAGAAGGCGCCGCCGGCGACGCCGAAGTCCTCGGCGCGCTCCCCATTCGCGCCTGGTCCAGACCTGCCGGACGATGATCTGCTGGAAAGCGACGACGATCCGCGCGAGTTCCTCCGAAAGGCAATGAAAAACGCAGCGCTCGATCCAAGGCAGCGCATTGACGCCGCCAAGGCATTGCTGCCTTACGAGCACCCCAGGATCGGTGAGGGCGGCAAGAAGGACGCCAAGGCCGATGCGGCAAAGAAGGCGGCTAATAAGTTTGGCACGCCGGCGGCGCCAGGTCTCAAGCGGGTGAAGTGAAGGGGTAATTATGGAATGGTCAACAGCCTGTCTCGATTGGAAAGAGCGGCTGAAGAAGGGCCAGTCCATCATCCCTCCGCCGCTGTTCCCAGAACAGGCTGCGCATGCGGTCGAGATCTTCAAGCAGCTGAAGATCGTCGACGCCCCTGGCAGTCCGACGTTCGGCGAGGCCTGCGACCAATGGGTGTTCGACCTGGTCGCCTCGATCTTTGGTGCGTACGATGCGCGACCGGAATCGCCGACCGAAGGCCGTCGGCTGATCACCGAGTGGTTCATCCTTATCCCTAAAAAAAATTCAAAGTCCACGATCGCAGCCGGCATCATGATGACGGCGCTGATCCTGAACTGGCGCATGTCGGGCGAATTCACCATCCTGGCGCCGACACTGGAAGTCGCTGCGAACTCCTTCGCGCCAAGCCGGGACATGGTGAGGCACGAGGAGGATCTGGACGACCTGATGCAGGTCCAGACCCATATCAAGACCATCACGCACCGCGGCACCTCTGCGACGCTGAAGGTGATTGCCGCCGACGCCAACACCGCGGCCGGTAAAAAGTCGGTCGGTACGCTGGTCGACGAGATCTGGCTGTTTGGTAAGCAGGCGAACGCCGAGAACATGCTGCGCGAGGCAATCGGTGGCCTGGCATCGCGCCCTGAGGGCTTCGTCATCTATCTGACGACTCAGTCCGACGAGCCCCCGGCCGGCGTCTTCCGCCAAAAACTGCAGTACGCGCGCGATGTGCGCGACGGGAAGATAGTTGACCCACGCTTCGTCCCGGTCCTGTACGAGTTCCCGGAAGAGATGATCGCCGCCGGTGAGCACCTGAAGCCGGAAAACTTCCGTATCGTGAACCCAAACCTGGGATTTTCGGTGGATGCCGAATTTCTCGAGCGCGAGCTGCGCAAGGCCCAGGCCGGCGGTGACGAATCGCTGCGCGGCTTCCTCAGTAAGCACCTGAACGTCGAGATCGGGCTGAACCTGCGCTCCGACCGGTGGAGTGGAGCGGATTTCTGGGAACGCCAAGCCAAGACTCCTGGGTTGACGCTGGCTCAGCTACTCGAACGCTCGGAAGTCGTCACCGTCGGCATCGACGGCGGCGGCCTAGACGACCTGCTTGGGCTCGCTGTTGTGGGGCGCGAGCGCGGGACGCAAAAGTGGCTCGCGTGGACGCGCGCCTGGGCGCACCCGATCGCGGTCGAGCGGCGTAAGAGTGAAGAAAGCCGATACGAAGACTTCAAGCGACAGGGCGACCTGGTAATCATCGAGGAGCTCCCGGGCGATGTGGCGCAGGTCGCCGCGATCGTCAAGGAGGTCGACGAGTCGGGGCTTCTTGCCTCTGTAGGCCTAGACCCTGAGAAGACCCACAAGGTGATGTTCCAGGCGCTAGTCGACGCTGAGATCGATGAGGCGAAGTGCTTCGGCGTTTCGCAGGGCTGGAAGTTGATCGGCGCGATCAGCGTCGCCGAGCGAAAGTTGGCAGAAGGCGTGCTGATACACGGCGGCCAGCCATTGATGAACTGGTGTGTCGGCAACGCGAAGATCGAGCCGCGGGGCAATGCCGCGCTGATTACCAAGCAAGCGTCCGGCACCGGGAAGATCGACCCTCTGATGGCGTTGTTCAACGCCGTCTCGCTGATGGCCCTTAATCCTGTCGCGGCATCCAACGAAATTACCCAGGGCTTCGTCATCCTGTAAGGAACACTATGGAACTATTCGATGCGCTGGCGGCCACCACGCACTGGCGAGACGCGCCGCAGCGTAGCGAGCGGGCCAAGGTATCCAACCAGGTGCAATACAGCCCGGACGTCATGGAGGCGTTCGGAGTGGCGCCGTCTGGAGCCACTGTTTCGGCCACTTCTGCAATGCGAGTCTCGGCAGTTGCCGCTTGCGTCGCAAAGATCGCCGGCGCGATCGTGAGCTGCCCGATCCACGAATATTCCCTGGACGGTGGCGAGATCCCCGCCAGGCTGCCGCGCAGCGATACATGGTATCTGCTGAACGAGCAGCCAAGTCCGCAGTTCACTGCGGCTTCGATGTGGGAGGGCGTCAGCATGGCGCAGCTCCTGCGCGGCGACGCGTTCGCCCTGCTGCGCTGGCGCATGAACGGGGCCTTGCGCGAGATCCTGCCGCTGCCTTGGGGATGCGTTTCGCCGATTCGCACTCCGGGCGAGGGCGTTCGATACTACGTCAACCTGCCTTCGCACGGCATTACGACCTGGTTCGACCCCTCCGACATCCTGCATTTTCCGGGCCTGGGCTTCGACGACGCGACCATGCGGTCGATGTCGGTCATTCAGTTCGGCGCGCGCACTGCGATCGGAAACGCGCTCGCGATGGATGAATACAGCGGCAAGTTCTTCGAAGGCGGCGCGCACCCGTCGATGATCCTGCAGGCCGGCGCCAAGATGAGCGACACGCAGATCACCCAGCTGCAGACCGCATTTGCGAACCGCTATTCGGGCTTGGCGAACGCCCATCGCCTGCCTCTGGTCCTGACTGAAGGGCTTACAGCCAAAGAGCTCAGCCTTTCGGCCGAAGACGCGCAGCTGCTCGAAGCTAGGAAGTTTCAGGTAATGGACATCGCCCGCGCATTCGGCGTCCCCGGCTTTATGATTAACGAGAGCACCGGCTCAACGTCTTGGGGCTCAGGCTTGGAGACGAACGGCCGGGCCTTTGTGCAGTACACGCTGCAGACCTGGCTGCGGAAGATCGAGCAGGAGCTGAACCGCAAGCTTTACCCCCGAAACAATGGGCGCTTCCTCGAGTTTTACCGCGAGGCGCTGTACGAGACCGACCTTAAGGCTCTCGGCGAGTACTTCCGCGCTGCGCTCGGTGGGCCGGGTGCCGGCGACGGATGGATGAACACGGACGAAGTGCGCCGCCGGTTGCGCATGCCGCCAACTGAGGGTGGCAAAGAGATTTACCGCGCGCCGCGCGATCCCGGCAAAAGTGCCGACAAACCGCAACCAGAAGGCGAGCCAGCCGAATGAGCAAACTCTTCCAGCTTTACGGCGACAACGCGCAGCGTGAAAAGCGGCCCGTGAATGTCGTCAACGCCAAGGCCGAAGGTGAGGCCCCAACCATCTACATCTACGACATCATTTCGGCAGACTGGGGCATTGGCGCCATGGATGTCATCGCCGCGCTTGCAGCGATCGGCGATGTGCCGGTACTGAACGTCCGCATTGCATCGCCTGGCGGGGACGTGTTCGAGTCGCGCGCCATCATGAATGCGCTCAAGCGCTTCAAGGGCAAGAAGATCGGCCACATCGACGCTCTGTGCGCGAGCGCCGCAACGAGCATCGCGCTGTCTTGCGATGAGGTGGCAATGGCGAGCGACGCCATGTACATGATCCACAACGTGCAGGGCGGCGCGTTCGGCGAAAAGGCCGACCTACGCGCAACCGCGGACCTGATGGAAACGGTCGAGCAGAATATCGTCCAGGACTACGTGGCCAAGACGGGCAAGGATGAAGCCGAAATCATTGCGCTCATGGCCGCCGAGACCTGGATGACTGCGACTCAGGCCTTGGAGAACGGCTTCGTCGACAGCGTGCTCGATACGCAATCGGCGGTCAAGAATACGTGGAACCTATCGGCCTACGCGAAAGCGCCTGCGAATCTCGCCGCGCAAGCTGCGCCGGAACCAGCTGCTGCACCGACCACGCCGCAAGCCGAGCCCGATCCCGAGCCCGAGCCCGCGGCTGAGCCCGAGGTCGTCGTGAACTCCATGACCCAGGCGAACCGCAACCGCCTCGCACTGCTTCAAGCAACCTCGTAACGCTTCTCGCGCTACGCCAACCGGGGCCAAGCGCCCCACCACCCTTAGGGAGCCCATGCGGCTCCCTTTTCTTTTTCAAGGAAATACATGGACGCCATCCAAGCACTGCGCGAGAAGATTGCAGACCGCGCTAAACTCGCCAATGCACTGATCGCCGAGAAAGGCGATCGCCCTTGGACTTCGGAGGAGCAGGCCAAGTTCGACGGTTTCACCAACGAGATCAACGACGCAAAGGCTTCGATCAAGAACATCGAGACCATGCGCGAGCTGGACGCCGACAAGCTCTTCAACGGCCCGGCGGCTAAGCCGAACCTCAACCCGGCCGGCGGCGATGTCGAGATCACCAACCTCGTCGCTGTCGCGCTGTACCTGCGCAACGGTACCAACGTCACCCCCGAGCAGGCCGCCGCGATCAAGAACGCGATGTCTACCACCACGCCAGGCGAGGGTGGCTTCACCGTCCCGGCGGAGGTGGCCGCAATGGTGATCGACAAGCTGAAAGCCTTCGGCGGCATGCGCAGCGTCGCCACTGTGCTTACCACCGATACGGGCCACGCGCTGAACTTCCCAACCAGCGACGGCACCGGCGAAGTTGGCGAGATCGTGGCTGAAAACGGCGGCGCATCTGGTCAAGATATCGGCTTCGGCACCGTGGCCCTGCCGGTCTACAAGTATTCGTCGAAGAAGATCGCGCTGCCGCTGGAGCTGATCATGGACAGCGCCATCGACGTGATCGTGTTCGTCGTGAACCGCCTGGTGACCCGCATCGCCCGCATCCAGAACCTGCATCAGACCACCGGCTCTGGCGTCGGCCAGCCTACCGGCATGATCACCGCTTCGTCCGTCGGCAAGGTTGGCGCATCGGGCCAGACCCTGACCGTTACCTACGACGACTTGGTGGACCTGAAGCACGCAGTGAACCGTGCTTACCGTGCCAGCGCCAAGTGGATGATGAATGACCTGAGCGTCGCGGCCGTGTCGAAGCTGAAAGACACCGTCGGTCGTCCGATCTGGATCCCGTCTGTGACCGAAGGCGCCCCTGATCTTCTGCTGGGCAAGGCTGTGACCGTCAACGACGACGTGCCGGTCATGGCTGCAAATGCCAAGTCGATCGCGTTCGGCGACTTCTCGCAGTACACCATCCGCGACGTCAAGAACAGCACGACCATGCGCCGCTTCGACGACTCGGCCTTCGCGCTGAACGGTCAGGTCGGCTTCTGCGGCTGGACCCGTTCGGGCGGCAACCTGCTCGACACCGCGGCTGTGAAGCTGTACCAGAACAGCGCCTCGTAAGCGAAACCTTCCGGCCGGCACCGCGCCGGCCGTTACCACTGGAGAAGAACATGGCAGAAGCCAAAAAAGTGAAAGCGCGCGTCCTGGTCGAGGGCGCGTTCGGCAAACCGAACGATGTCGTCGAGGTCGACCACGCCGAGGTCAAGGCTAACGCCGCCGCCCTGGATGCTGACCCGGCAGCAGTCGCCTACGCGGAATCGCTCCCGAAGCCGAAGGCCGACGAGTAACCCCATGAGCCCCGAGACCACCGCCTGGCTCGCCAACGTGCGCGCCGAGGCCGTGGCTCCGGGCGCTCTTTTCGTCATCGTGCGCAGCAAAACTGCCTCGGTGGCGATTCCCCCTGAAGACATAGTCGCGAAAAGCGACGCCGAGCTGCTGGCGTTTATCGCTGGGCGGCTCGCTGACCCATGAAAGATGATCGCCCATGACGCTTGTAAACCGGCTGAAATTCACAACGACAGCAGCGAGCTTAGCGACCATTACGTCTTTCACCGGCATCGCCAAATTCCGTACGCCCGCCGTGGCAATTGCGGACGGGAAGCTCGCAGTTGGGCGGACTGGACTGAAGCTTTTCGCCGAGGACGCCAACAACTGGGAGGCCAGCTATTTCACGGTTGGCGGCACCGCACAGAACCCGACGCTGACGCGCGAGCGTGTCTCGGACAGCTCGGCCGCCGGCGGTCCAGTGACGTTCTCCGGCACGGTGACCGTCGCGTGCAACGAGTTTGCCGAAGATCTCACCGGCGTGAGTGTGCTCGATCTACCGCTCGTAGCCACGGCTCCAAGTAACGCCTCGGTCGAAATCACGCTTGCGGACGGCACTGCGCAGCGTATTTATCCAGGCAATCTGCAGACGGGCAGCGGCACGCCCGTCGATAACCCGCCGACCCTGAGCGCACTTAGCGTCAGCGGCGTCACCTCGTCCAGCGCAACTGGCAGCGTGACCACGAACGAAGTCGGCGGAACGATCTATTGGCTGTTCTCGACCAGTTCGACCGCCACCGCGGCACAAGTCAAGGCCGGCAACAGCCAAGCGGTCACTGCGGCCGGCGCGCAGTCGCTTCCAGGTAGCGGCCTGCAGGCTTCGACGGCGTACTACCTGCATGTCCTGCACCGCGACACCTACCCGCAGGACAGCGCCGTGCTAAGCCTCGGCACGGCATTTACGACGCTGGCAGCGGGTACGCCTGCGCCGACCGTCACCGGCGTCACCATCAGCCCGACAAGCGCCAACGTAGCTGGTGGCGGGACGCAGCAATTTACGACCACCGTGGCCGGCGCAAATTCTCCGTCACAGGCTGTCAATTACACGATCACCCCGAATACGGCGACGGTCAACGCATCAGGCTTGGCGACCGTTCCTGCCGCTACCGGCAGCGTGCAGACCTTTACCGTGCGCGCTACCAGCGCACAAGACTCGTCCAAATACGCCGAGGCGACGATCACCGTTGCTGCGATGGCTGCCCCGGGTCAAGTGACCGGCCTGACCGCTGGCACGCCGACTAGCAGTACCGTTCCGCTGACCTGGACCGCAGCAAGCGGCGCGTCGGCCTACACGGTCAACTATCGCAAGACCGGCGACGCGGCATGGACCGCCGCAACGACCACTGCAACCGGCACGAGCTACACCGTAACCGGCCTGACTGCATCGCAAGGTTACGAATTCCAGGTCATCGCCACCAACGCGGGCGGCCCAGGTGCTGCTTCGGCCACCGCTACCGCGACCACGGCGACGCCGGTTGTTCTGCCGGCGTACACGCTCGCCGGCTACCCTGGCACGAACGGGCCGAACGCGGTCAAGCCCAACTCACCTTCAATCGACCTCAGTGTCGCAAGCAATTACAACTTCAACTATCCGCCTGCTGGCAAGGGCCTCACAAACGAAAAGACCAGCATCAACAGCAACGGTTATTGGTATTTCAAGCGCACCTCGGACAACGTTGTTCCCTCTCGCGTTCTGTCCGGATGGTTCCCGCAGGGGGTTACGCCGACCGAATCAGACGTTCTATTCTCCAGCGCGTCCCCGCCTTCGCCGAACCCGAACCAGAACGGCGGTACGTCAAAGAATGGCCTTGTCAGCTGCGGCTTCAATTCCGGCAACGGAAACTTTGTGGACAGCGCGATTCTGTGGGTTCCAGCCGGCGACACCGGCAAGTGGTGCCAGTGGTTCGTTGCATTTGACACGACCACCAACACGTTCGCCGGTCAGCCTGTCAATGCCAATCCAGCTGGCCTTCAGTTCACCGGAGCCTAAATGAGTATCCGTCTATCTGGCGGCAAGCTGCGCCTGCGTGGCGGGAAGCCGGCTTTGGTGACAGCAGGGGCGGCACAGGCGCAACCACCTGTGACCGGCCCGGCAGCGACGTCGCTCTCGCTGGCGGATGTTGTCGACGGCACGATAATGCAACGCGCAGCCGGCGCCACCTACAAGGACGTGCAGGTCCCGTTCACCTACACCGGGCCAGCCGCCATCGTGCAGGCGCGGATGGTCGACGCGAGCGGTGCCGAAATCGTGCCGTGGACAACGATCGCCACGAACCCGACCGGCGGCGCCGGTAGCGGCGTGCTGCGAGTGTCCCAGGGGAAATGGGGTAAGCTGCAGATCCGTGATGGCAACGATAACAGCATCGTTTCGAACGGTGCGAACGAGTTCGCGGTCGGTGCGATTTTCCTGTGGTCCGGGCAGTCGAACATGGTGAACACGTTCACGACCGCAGACAAGTACCCGACCGGCTCGAAGAACGCACGCGCCTACGATGCGACGAACAACAGGCGCGGCATCCTGGGTAATCGAGCAACCAGCGGCGCTATGCCGTCTGCGCCGTTCATTCTGTTCGGTCAAGGCGGATACCCGTCTGGCCCACCATGGACCAACGACGTCACCAACGCCGATGCGCCGGTCTACTTCGCCAACATGCTCGCACAAGAGCTGGGCGTGCCTGTCCTGATCGTGCTGTCAGCGTATGGTGGCCAGTCGATCGATACCTGGGTGCCGACGACGGGCATCAACTGGCCGAAGCTGGCGGCTGCGGTCGCCGCAGTCGGTGGCGATATCGAGGGAATGGATTGGTCGCAGGCCGAAGCGGACACGCTTACCAAGACCGTCGCACAGATGCGCGCCAAGTGGGATGGCCTTCAGGCCCAGATGCTCGATCTGCTCGCGCCGTTTGGTCGCACCAAATCGAATTTCAAGATGGGCATGATTTCGCTCGGCGCCTGCGATGGAAGCTACGCCAAGTCCGGTGTGATGCGAGCGAACCAGGCCGACTACGCAAACACGACCGCTGGCTGGTTCTTGGCCAGCTCCGCGTATGACGGCAACACCCCGGCGGACCATGTTCACCAGGATGGCCCGCCGCTGTCTCGCGTCTATCGCCGCGCCGCCCGTTCCGCGCTGGCGGCTGTCTACGGCATCGGCGCGAGCGGCGCTGGGCCGAAGATCGACCCAGCCAACGTCAAGCTGATTGGGTCGGACATCTTCGCCAACGTTATTCACGCCGGCGGCACGGACCTGGCTGATGGCGCCGGCGGTACTGGCGCGAGCGTGACGAGCCTGGAGGTGAAGGACTCGACTGGCGCGGTCATTCCGTACGTGCTGCAGGTTACGGCGGCGGCGCAGTTCAAGTTGTCCCTGACCGCGTCGTTTGTGGCGCCGCTGACAGTTTCGAACGCCTATATGGATGTGCCCTGCGGCGCGGCCAGCGGTAACGGCCTGTCGTTCGATCCGGCTCGATGCCTGTACGACAACCTCAGCTACGTCAACAAGACCATGGGCGGCGCCCCGCTCCAGCCATGCGCACCCATCGCGGTCAGTTAAAGGAGAGGCCATGCTCGGATTTGGAGCACTCGGCGAGTTTGCGCTGGGGGAGGTAAGCAGGACGGTTGACGTGCCGCCGACTGACCCGGCGACCGGCATCGATCCATCGAAGATTTCGTCCGCACGCACGGTGAATTTTGGCGGCGGGACCAACCGAGTTGACTTCGGCGGCGGGACGAATCGCGTTGACTTCTGATCTCGAACTAACAGGATAAATTTCCAATGGCTGACCCAACATTAGTAGGCCTCAAGTGGACTGTGCCGAAGGATCCGGACGATATCCGCTGGTACAAGTTCGGCTTCGCTAAAGACCTTGCTGACTCGGGCACGACGCCGCATGCGACGAGGGCGCTGGCGCCCATATGTGCCGGCGTTTCCCTTGCGACGCACCCCGACGGCCTTCCGAACCTGAAAGTGGTCGGAACTGATGTTTGCGTGTACCTGGGCGGGCTGGACCTCGCGAGCGGCGCCGCCAACTTCTGCACGATTCGCCTGTTCTGCGCGAACGGCGAGCAGATCGACAGGACGATGTGGTTCGTCCGGGAGGATCACTGATGTCCGGCCCAACTTATCCGATCCAATACAACGCCCCGCCGGGGGTGACGCTGAGGAAGGCTCACCAACCGCAGGATGCTTCGCAGCCGACTAGCGGAGTGGCGCGTTCCGAGTCGGAGCCGCCGACGGCAAGCTTTGTTCGAGCGCCGGCTGGCCCTGGTTACCAGCCTAACGCCGCAAGGCGCGGAGGTGGCTGATGGGGCAACGGCAAATCACACCACCGGCCGCGCTCGCAGTCTCACTGGCTGAGGCGCGTCGGTCCGCGCGAGTTGACGTCGATGCCGACGGCACCTCACCACTCGACGTAGACATTGCGCGCGAAGTTCGCACCTACACCAGGGATGCAGAGCACAAGACCAATCGCGCGTTCGTCACCCAGACCTGGGAAGAGACGTTTGATGCTTTCCCGATGGCGCGCAATGGCGGGCCCGGCGCCATCCAGCTGCCAAAGTCGCGCCTGATCGCCGTTGATGAGGTTCGGTTTTACGACGTCGACGGTACTCTGCAGCGGCTGGACCCGGCGGATTACATCGTGGACACCAAGTGCGAGCCCGGGCGTGTTGTTCCAGCAGCTGGTCGAACCTGGCCTTTGGCTGAAGCGCGCGTCAGTGCCGTCGAGGTCCAGTACACCTGCGGCTATGGTCCGACCGACGCAGCCGTGCCGGACGAGGCTAAGAGCTACATCCTGGCGCGCGTGGCGCAGTACTTCGCTCCAGTGCCGAACGCCAAGGAAACCAACTTTGAGCACTTGCTAGACGGACTTGTGGTGTACCTATGAACCATCGAATCACACTCCTGCAGCGCATAACGGGAAGAGATGCCGCCGGCCAGCCGACTGAAGACTGGGCAGACGTCGCTACCGTGTGGGCTGACGTCCGATTCCAGAGCGGCGCCGAAGTGCTGCGCGCTAACGCGGAAGTGGCAGTCAAGCGCGCCTCGATCCGGATCCGCACTCGAACAGACGTTACCCCGGCCTGGCGCGTGCGCTACGCCGGCGAGGAATACGACGTCAAGTCGGTGCTGCCTGATACCGATCGATCGTTTGCTTTCCTGGTTGTCGAGAGCGCGAAATGATCGAGTTTGACACCTCGGCCTTCGAAACGGAGTTCGCAACGGCGCTCGCTCGACTCGAATCGGCCGTCAGCGAGGACGTGCTCCGCGTTACCGGCTTCGCTGGCGCCGAGATCTTCCGCGAGGAGGCGAAGCGAAACGCAGCCAGGCACGCTAAGACCTGGACGATCCACGACAACATCATCATCAAACGCCTAGAAGAGCAATCGGACGGGAGTATCCGGCAGGTCTACCTTGTGACGGTTCGGCAAGGTGGATACGGCGGCGATGATGCTTTCTATTGGAAGTGGGTGGAGAAGGGGCACAAGTTCGTCCCAGAGAACACTAAATACGGCAAGAGAGGCCGAAAGGTCGGATGGAAAGCCCATCGCGCCGCCGCTCTCCTGGAGTATGGCGACGCCACCGTTCCAGCTTACCCGTTCATGCGCCCAGCCTATGAAAGCAAAAAACAGGAGGCGGTAGACGTCATGACACAAAGGCTGATCCAGCTCCTACTAGCGAATGCATCCCAATGACAATCGAAGCTCAAGTCTATGAAGTGCTGAAAGGCCTGGTGGGCGGGCGTGTCTACCCCGACGTTGCGCCCGAGGGCACTCCGGTGCCGTATATCACTTACCAGGCAGTCGGCGGCGCGCCGGTCAACTTCCTAAGCGGCGACCGTCCGGACAAAACGAATACCCGCATGCAGGTGAATGTCTGGGCGAAGAGCCGAATCGAGGCGTCGGAGCTCGGCGCCCAGATCGAGGATGCAATTCGCGCCGCGACCGCACTCCAGACCGAGGTGCTCACCGGCCGTGTCGCCACCTATGACGAAACGACGCGGTATCGGGGCGCGATTCAAGACTTCAGTTTGTGGCTGTGATGCCAGCCGCGCGATAAACCAAGCCGCCTTAGGGCGGCTTTTTCATGCCCGAACGGGCGCAATCCATCGGCCGCGAGCGGCTGGAAAGGAAATACTATGCAACTCCCGAAAGGCTCGACCTACGCGATTGCCTCGGCCTACGCTGCGGCACTCGCGGTCTCGGCGGCCAGCAACGCAACCGAATGCGTGCTGACGACGGCTGCGAATACCTATGCCGCCGGCGACATCGTCGAGTACAGCTGCGCAGGCTGGCCGCGCGCCAATCTCCGCGTCTTCCGCGTCAAGGCTGCGACCGGCACCACCGTTACCCTGGAAGGCTTCGACACCACGTCGACCAAGATCTTCCCAGTGGGCGGCGGCTCCGGTTCGGTGCGCAAGATCTCGACCTGGACCCCGATCCCGTTCATGAAGTCGTTCGAAGTGTCGGGCGGTGATCCGAAGTACCAGAACGAAGAATTCCTGGACTATCCGGACGAAATCCAGCTGCCGAACGGCTTCTCGGCAACTGCGGTAACGATGACCATCGCCGACGACCCGTCGGCTCCGCACGTGCCGGTGATGCAGGCGGCTACCGATTCGCAGGCAGTGACCGCCGTGCGCGCCATCCTCCCGAATGGCGCCCCGCTGTATTACAACGGGTTTGTCGGGTACAACCCCAACCCCGCCATGGGCAGCGGCGCCATGACTGTCAAGTGCGGTTTGGCGCTGCAGGGCCGCGTCGTCCGCTACGCCTCGTAATTGGCTTGCCAGGCTGGCGCCTAAAAGCCCGCCGCCGGCCCTTCCAGCCGCAGGGTCGCCCCCTGCGGTCTTTTTTTACCCTGACTCCGAAAGAGAATAACCATGGCACAAAAAATCAAGCTGGGCGCTCGCCCGAAATCGTTCGCTCGCACCATCACCTTCGCAATGGTGGAGGGAGGCGAAGGCAGCATGGAGTTGGTCTACCGATACCGCAGTCGCAAAGAGCTGGCCAAGCTGACCGACGAGGTGCAGGCCGCCGCCCAGGCGCAGCACGACGCCGACATGGCCGCGCTCAAGGCGAAAGCGGAAAAGGGCGAGACGATCGTGCCGCTGAAGCAGATCGATCTGCTGGATCGCGACGTGTCGCTGCAGGTGGATTACCTGATGCAGGTCGTCGAAGGCTGGAACCTGGACGAGAAGTTCGACCGCGCAGCCGTCGAGCAACTTGCGGACGAGGTGCCGGCGGCGATCTCGGTCGCGATCGAAACCTACCGCAAGGCGATCAACGAAGGGCGTTTGGGAAACTGACTGACGCCGCCCGAGCCATGTTCACGCCGGCGCCGAGTGAGCATGAGCTCGCGGCGGCCGGCCTGACAGCGGAAGACTTCGAGTGCGAGGAGGTAGAGGTTTGGCCCGAGAACCACCAGGCCTACCTGCTCTTCGTATCGCTCCAAACGCAATGGCGGGTTTCCGCGGGTGGCGCAAGCGGCTTGGACTTCATGGTGGCGTACCAGCGGATGGACCGCATGGGCCTGGCGCCGGAAGAGTACGACGAGTTAGACCAAGACCTCCAGGCGATGGAACTTGCGGCGCTGGCGGTGATGCACGAGAAGAAGTAGGGCGGTTATTTGCACTGAGGTAATATATTCCCTCTTTCACCCAGGAGGGAGCGATGAAACGCCTGTTATGGATTGGTTTGGTCTTTGTGTCATGCGGAGTTATGGCGCAGGGGAATCCGTGCAAGGAGCCGGAGTACCTCTTTATTAGATCCGCTAGCAAAGCTGAGATGCGAGACGAGTACTGCTCGCTGACCCGTCGTGCGCAAAGTAATGACCGCTCCCATCAAATAACCCGGGACTCGATTGCTAAGAAGCGTGAGCTGCACTTAGATACTTCGAGCGATCGAGAGCTGAGTATGAGTGAATTGAAAGCGGCAACCTCCTGCAAGGTTGCCGCCGGAGCGATCGCTGACGCGCTATCGCGGAGATTTAAGAGCAAGCCGCCATCATGTAGTTGAGAGCGAAGTTCGATAAGCCGGCCATAGCGCTGGCTTTTTTGATGGCCAGCCTAGAGCTGGCCTTTTTTATGGGCGAGTGAATGTCTGAAATCACCAACACCGCAACAATCCGGGTCGTCGCGGACGCCTCTGGTGTCGAAGCTGGACTGCGCCCAGCAGTAGACGCTGCTCGCCGAACCGGCGAGGCGGTCGCACAGGTTGGCAATGGGGCCGCCGCAGCGGCTCGAAATGTGGAGGCGGCGCAGCGCAACATCATCGCCTCGATCCAGCGCACGACGGTTGCCATGGAGTCCGGCGGCAGGAACACCGCCGCCTACTACGAGACTATGGCGCGCCAGCGTGGTATCGACCCGAACACCCTGGCGCCGTACATTGCGCAATTGCGGGCGGTCGAGCAGGCCCAGACCCGCACAGCGGCATCTGCTGGCGCATCAGCCGCTCAAATCGCGGCAGCAATGCGGACTGTGCCGGCCCAGATAACGGATATTGTTACTGCCCTGCAGGGCGGGCAGGCTCCTCTGACGGTGGCTCTGCAGCAGGGCGGACAGCTTCGCGATCAATTCGGCGGAGCAGGCGCCGCGGCCCGCGCTCTGGGGTCTAATTTACTGGGGATGGTGAACCCACTGACCGTGAGCGTGGCGGCAGTCGCCGCCCTGGCTTTGGCATATAAGTCTGGTGCTGATGAGGCAGCCGCGTTCCAGCGTGCCATTATCCTGAGCGGCAACGCCGCAGGAGTGACGTCGTCTCGCCTTGCTGAGATGTCGCACAACGTTGCTGCCATCTCCGGGTCGCGCGATGCGGCTGACGCGGTGGCGCAGCTCGTAGAGACTGCGCAGGTGCCGGCCGACAGCATCCAGAAGTTCGCGGTAGTGGCCATCGGTGCGCAGCAGATCTTGGGTCGCAGCGTAAAGGACACGGTCGGCGAGTTCGAAAAACTTGGCAAGTCGCCGCTTCAGGCGCTGAATGCGATTGATGAGAAGTATCACTTCATCAATGCGAGCACCCTCCGCCAGGTGAAGGCCCTGCAAGACGTTGGCGACATGACCCGTGCCGCCGACGTGGCGCAACAGGCATATGCGGCCGGCGTCGCGGAGCAAAAGGATAAAGTTCTCGCGACACTGAACAGTTGGGAAAAGGCTTGGCTGGGCCTAAAGATGTACGCGTCGGATGCGGCGAACGCGGTCGTTGACTTCGCTGGTGGGCGAGAGGCTTCGGACTTCGAGAAGATCAACACTCTGCTGGCCGCACGCTCAAGCATCGAGGAAAACCTGGAGCGCGCCAAGAAGCGCGGCCTCGCAGCGGATGTTGCGTCGTATCAGGCGGAGCTGGATGCTAATCAGCGTTCGATCGACGGACTCCGGGAAAAGGCGAAGGCAAAGAACGACCAGGCCAAGGCAGACGCTGCGGCACAGAAGATCGACGATGCGCAAAAGGAGTGGGACAAGCAGGCGGACAAATACCTGGACCGTGAGGCCCAGCAGCGCCGTGACATCGCTGCGGCAATCAGGCTTGGAACGGAAGCGCACCTCGACTCTGAGACGGTCGAGAAGCGGGTAGCCGCAATTCGGAAAAGCTACTCCGACCTCTATAACGCAGGTATCGACTCGAACATTGCCGCTCTCAAGAGGCGTGACCAGGTCGAAGATTTGCTGGCGCAGCGGAGAGTTGCGCGAATTGCCACACAGCGAAACGTCGGCGATATTAGCGAAGAGCAGGCCATCAACGACACGGCGGAGGAGGAACTTGCGAAGATTGACCGCGAGATCCAGTCGAGGCAGGCAGAGTTAGATCAGATCAAGAAGAAGTTCAACTCCGGCAAAGATCAAGCTGATAAGGAGGGCGAAATTAAAGCGCTGCGGGAGCAGCGCACGAACCGCGAGGAAAAGCAGCAAAACGACCTTCTTGAACTGCAGGAGCGCCGCCGCCAAAGTTCCGAAGCTCTCTACAACGCTGGCATCGTAGGGGCGACTGCGGAGCGCAACAGTCTGCTCGAGCAGACCAAGGCGCAATTTGAGGCCAACCAGGCAATTGGCCTTAGCACGAGGCAGGTTGCTGAACTTCAGTCGGCTCGTCTTTACAGTGCTGCCGCACTCAAGGAGGAAACTGCTGCTGAGCTCGATGCTATAAAGCCGGGCAATGAATTGGCGAAGTTGTATCGCGAGCAAGCGCAGCAGATGCGCGACCTCGCAGACGCCAAGGTCCGCGGCGCCGCCAAGCAGGAAATCTTCGACAAGCCCCTGCAAGACCTCAATGCGATGGTGGACATTCTGTCCGCGCTCGACCAGGCTGCGCAGTCTGCAGCTCAGGGCATGACTCAATCCTTCGGAACCGTGGGCCAGGCAATTGGAGGAATGACTACCGCGCTTACCGGCTACGAGCGCACCCAGGCAGCAATCGCCGCGCAGTTGGCGAACGCGACCAAGGACGCCCACGGCGATCCGACTAAGATCCAGCGCGCTAACCAGATGGCTGCTCAGGCGTCGGCCCAGGCTCAGATAAAAAGCTATGGCGATATGGCGGGCGCGGCGAAAGGCTTCTTCGACCAGAACTCGAAGGGCTATAAGGTGCTTGAGGGCGTAGAGAAGGCCTACCGCGCCACCGAGATGGTGATGGCGGTGACGAACATGGTGAAGAAGTCGGGCTTGCTCGGCGCATACACCACTGCGGTAATCGCCGGCAAGCAGGCCGAGACAAGTGCGACACTCGCCAGCGTCGGTCCCGAAGTCGCCGCTGCCCAGATCAAGGGACAGGCGGCAGCAGTTGTCGGTGTTGCGAATCAAGCTCAGGGTGATCCCTATAGCGCGTGGCCGCGTATGGCAGCAATGGCCGCAGTGATGGTCGGGCTGGGCTTCGCTGTCTCCGGCGGTCGCAGCAGCGTCAGCCTGGCGGAAGATCGGCAGAAGACGCAGGGCACTGGGTCAGTACTGGGCGACAGCGACGCGAAATCGGAGTCGATCAAGAGAGCGCTCGACGCGGTCGAGAAAAACACGTACCAGGGCTTGGCGATCAACTACAGCATGCTCGCCACCCTGCGCAGCATCGACACCAACATCGGCACCTTTGCAAGTCAATTGGTCCGCACCACGGACATCACGAATCCGGGTGTAGGGCCGCTGAACAGCAACAACGGCGCCGCAACCAAGGGCGTTCAAGTGGCTACGTTCGCGGCCATCGGCTCGTACTTTGGCCCGATCGGCGCAGCGATCGGTGCGCTCGTCGGCGTGATGGCGAAGAACATCCCGATTCTGGGCAAGATCGCTACGTCGATCTTCGGCGGCAAGCAGAGCGTCGAGGATTCTGGTTTTGGCATCAACCCGGCCAGCCTGGCGACGATCATTGGCGATGGGGTCAAGGCGTTTCAATATGCCGACATTAAGACGTCGGGCGGCTGGTTTGGCAGCGACAAGCACAGTGAGCAGATCACCGCTCTTGGTGATACGGCGAATCAACAGTTCACCACGATCATCAAGTCGATGGCGGACAGCGTCAAGAGTGCCGGTGACTTGCTTGGGCTCGCCGGCGACGACTTCACCAGTAGGCTGAATAGTTTCGTGGTCGATATCGGCCATGTGAGCCTGAAAGACCTGAAGGGCGACGACCTGCAGAAGGCGCTCGAATCGGTCTTCTCGAAGCTGGGCGACGACATGGCGCAGTTTGCTGTCGGCGGCCTGTCGCAGCTACAGCAGGTCGGCGAAGGCTACCTCGAAACCCTGGTGCGAGTCGCGTCCGAATATCAGACCATCGACGTGGTGTTCCAGTCGTTCGGAAAGACGTTCGGCGCCGTGGGGCTGGCTTCGATCGGGGCTCGCGACCACCTGGTGCAGCTCGCCGGCGGTTTGGATAAGTTCACCAGCCAGGCCGAGTATTTCCTGACTAACTTCTTCACCCCGCAGGAGCAGGCGGATGCACTGAAGAAGCGGATCGCGCCGACGCTGTCGAAGTACGGGCTGTCGGCCGATGGTCCGGACGCTTCGAAGGTGTTCCGCGACTTCATCGTCGGCCTGGATATGACGAAGGAGGCAAGCGCCGAAGCGTACACCGAGCTGATGACGATCGCCCCAGCGCTCAAGACGATCGTCGATGCGCAGAAGGATGCCGCGGACGCCCAGGTGCAGGCCCTAGAGGCCGTCAAGGATGCTGCAAGCAAGCTGCTTGGTGGTGTGAACGACTCCTACTCGGTTCTGCAGAGGGTTGTGACGCGCGAAAAGGCCGGGATTCAGTCAAGTATCGATGCCCATACGGCATCGGTGGCGAAGCTGCAGTCCCTGTCCCAAGCGCTTCACAGCACGCTCGATAGCATCCAATCGCCAGAGCAGAAACTGTTTGCTCGAGCCAGCGCGCGGGCTGAGATTCAGGCCGGCCTGGCTATCACCAAGGCTGGCGGGTCGCTTTCCGATGCTCAGGTCGAGTCGCTGAAGAAGGCGCTCGGCGCAGTAAATCAGGATGCGTCGAAGCTGTTCGGCTCGCGCGAGGACTATCTGTTCGATCTGCTGACCACGCAGAACGACGTCTCGCAGCTTGCGGGCATCACCGACGATTCCCTGTCGGTCGAGCAGAAGGCTCTCGAGGTCGGGAAGGATCAGCTCAAGCGCCTGGATGACATCGTGGCGAATGGGCAGGCGCAGATCGATGCACTGAATGGGCAGTCGGTTGCAACGCTCTCCCTGGCGCAAGCCATGGCCGCGTTCCAGTCGTCGATCAGTGTGGCGAAGACGAATCCTGTCGTTGGTGGCACTTCGGGCGTCGCCGACTTGTATCAGGCGCTGCTCGAGCGGGCGCCGGATCAAGCGGGCATGCAGTACTGGCAGGGCATTCTGGCCGGAGGCACTTCGCTCGACAAGATCCGCTCCTTCTTCATGGATTCGGATGAGTACAAGAAGCTTCACAAGATTCCGGGCTTTGCCAATGGCGGCGACTTCGCCGGCGGCATTCGCGCAGTTGGCGAGGTGGGGGTCGAGATCGAGGCGACTGGTGCATCGAGGATCCACAGCACGCAGGCGATCATCAACGCGCTGCGGAACCCGCCGAGTAACAACGGTGTGCTGGCTGAGGAAATCAAGAACCTGCGGGAAGAAAACGCCAAACAGCGGGAGGTAATCGAGGGCATGGCAAAAGACATGGCAACCATGGCTGATGTGCTTAAGGGTGCGAGCCCAGGCGGCAACTTCATTCGCGTGAAAGGCCTCTAAATGAGCGGCTACCTCAGCGTTCTGGTGCCGGTCACAATCACATCGGCAATCCTACAGAGCACCACGGCTGTAACGGAGGGCTACCCGACCTGGGACGATACAACGTCCTTCGCGTCGGGCGCCTACTGCTACAGCCCCGTGACTCAGCACAACTACCGAAGCCTGGTTGCCAGCAACGTCGGGAAGGACCCGACTGACCCGGTCAATCGGGTCGCAGCATCGAGCGGCGGCGTCGTGTACTGGCAGGACCTGGGGCCGGCCAACCCTTGGGCGATGTTCGACAAGAAGATCGGCACGGCGACCACGGCGACTGGCGACCTGACGGTGGTCCTGCGCCCAGGTCCGGCCGGCTCGCTGTATGTGGTTGGTGTGTCGGCAACCGATATCGCTGTCAGCGTGAAGGATTCGCCGGGCGGCGCCCTTGTCTACTCCTACACCCAGGCGATGGAGGCGAGTGCTCCCGACGACTACTGGGAATATTTCTTTGACCCGTTCGAGCCGTTGACGGATTTGCTGCTGACGGACCTGCCGCCATACGGAACCGGGGAGATCACAGTCTCGCTCACTGGGGGTGGCGCGGTGAGCTGCGGTGCATTGGCGGTCGGAGACGTCAAGGTGCTAGGCAAAACCCTGTCCGATGCCGAGGCGGAGCCAACCTCGTTCGCCTATATCGACACGGACCAGTGGGGTAACACCGACATTGTCGACGGCCCTTCGGCCACGAACTTGTCGATGTCGGCGATCACCGATAGCCGCGCTGCTGGCCTGCGCGCACAGACCGTCGTCACCTCTCTGCTCGGTAAGCCGGCGTTCTGGTTCTGCTCCGACAGTCCCGATGCGGCTGGACTTCGAAGCTGGGGTCTCGGCTCTGGAAAGTTCGTCTACCGCGCTGACCGCTGCAACATCTCAATGACAGTAAAAGGGCTCATCTAATGGCACTTCTCACCCCACCGCCGCTGGCACCGCAGCGGAAGGATAAAGCGACGTTCAGCGATCGCTTCGACGCCTTCATTACATGGATCGTCAACTTCGTCACTGAGCTTCTTGCCCTCGTTGCCGGGCTCAACTCCCTCGCAACTGGCGGCGCGTACGCGCTGGCCTACACGGTCGACCTGTCGTCTACCGCAGATGGCGACCCGACCCCCGGGAAGCTGCGCCTGAACGCCTCGACGCAGAACGCAGCGACTGCGCTCTATCTTGATTTGCTCGGGGCGGACGGGGTTGATAACACATCAATCCTCGACCAGTTTGACGCATCGAGCAGCACTGTTAAGGGGCAGATCCGGATCGTCAAGCAAGGCGATCAGACCCAATTCCTTACATTCGACATCATTGCGCGCACGACCGCGACCGGATACCGAAAGCTGACGGTGACGAATACCGGCGGTAGCTCGCCAAACCCGTTCGGCGCAAGTGAGTCGGTGCTGATCAAGTTCACACGCACCGGCGACAGGGGCGACAAGGGCGACGCGGGGGCGGCTGCGGTTTCCCAAGTCTTGTATGTGCGCGAAGAACTGGCTTCAGGAACTGCCTCGGGAACCTCGTCGACAACCGCCGCGTGGGTAACGTGTGTCCTGAACACGGTGAAGGTGAACGAGATTAGCGGCGCATCGCTTTCGGCCAACCAGATTGTTCTGCCGGCAGGAACCTACGAGTTTGAGGGCAGTTCTCCGGTCTACGCACAGGCTCTCACCGCGCACAAAACGCAGCTGTACAACGTCACCGACGCAACCGTCATTGACGCGGGAACGGTAGACGCCTCAAACGCGACCGCGACCAGCACCTATCGTTCTGTTTTGCGCGGAAGGTTCACGATATCCGCGGCGAAGACCATCGCACTCCGTCGGTTTGTCAACGCGACTAATGCCGGAAGCGCGTCCTTCAGCAGTGCTGGAGTTGTCGAGGTGTACGCCGAACTTAAATTCAAGAAAGTGGCCTGATGACTATCCGATACGTCACCTATGATGCCGATGGCAAGCTCGCCGAATGCCTCCTGCAGGTGCCACCTGCGGAGCACCTCGACTGCATGATCGTCATCGATGAAGCGCTGGCAGGGGTGTGGGTCAACTACCGCGCAAACGAAGCGCGCGACGGCATCATGCTGGCGCCGCCGGCCAGCCCGGACCTGGCCGCGCTCAAAGTGGCAAAGAACGACGAGATCAACGCTTGGCGAGAGGCGGCGAACGCAAAAACCTTCCCGTACGCCGGCAAGGAGATTGCCGTCGATGCACTGTCGTGGAAGGACATCTTGTCCACCGCCGGCGAGATCGCGCTGTTCGGAACGTTCCCTGAGAACTTCCCGGGCGGCTGGAAGGCAACGGATAACACTTACGTGCCGCTGCCGACCGTCGATGACTTCAGGGCGATGTTCCGCGCCATGACGAAGCGCGGCGCCGACAACTTCAACCACTCGCAGGATCTGAAGGCGCAGCTTGCAGCCGCGAGCACGCCGGAAGAAATCGCGGCGATCGTCTGGTGACACCATGAGCGCTCAAGTTCTCGGCGCCGAGCGAGGCGGCTACGTCACCGTGCGGCTTACCAGCCGCTGGCCCTACAACCCGCTGAGCCTCGCCGTCGGCATCGCTGCCGGCTCGCGCCAGTTCAGCCACGCCATCACCATCATCGGCCACCGCGCGTACGAAGCCTCGATGACGCACGGCTGCCGCGCCGGTACGGTCGATGAGCTAATGGAAGGTATAGCCGTCTACCGCGACATGGATGTCTGGGTTCCGGACATCGACGCCGCGAAGGCGTTCGCTGAGGCCCAGGTGGGGAAAGGTTACGACTGGTCAGGCGCGATCGGCATCCCGTTCACCTATTCGGAGGACTGGAGCGACGATAGCTGCTGGTGGTGTTCCGACTACTCCTTCGCCATCATCCTGGCCGGCGGCACGCGTTTGCTCGATCCGGATGTGATGAAGCGCGCCCGCCCGATCGACCTGCACATGGCAGATTTCCCCAAAGGGCCGATCGTGCGGCGGCGACAACCACCGACTCGACCACCGAGCCAACCCGCTGATGCGGGTTTTTTTACGCCTGCAGCGAAAGGGCAGAAATGAAATTGAATAACTTCGAGGCAGGCAGTATCGCCGGCGCCGTTACGTCGATCGGCGCAGGGCTGACCCTGGAGCGCTTCGGTGTCGTGGTCGGTATCCTGACAGCGCTGCTCACATTCGGCCTGAACGCGATCTATATGTACCGCAAGGATCGCCGTGAGCAGATCGAGAGCGATGCACGGCTCGAGGACATCCACCAGCACGGAGGTGAGAAGTGAGTCGCCAACGTGCCGCTGGCTTGGTCGGATTCGTCGGTGCCGTCGCAGCGGCTACGCTACTGATCTTCACGCCGGCGCAAGAGGGGAGAGTACTCACGACCTACCGCGACATCGGTGGCGTCCTAAGCTACTGCGATGGGGCGACCGAGAACGCCCAAGCAGGTAGAACCTACACCCCGGCCGAGTGTGACGCGCAGCTGGATCGCGACTTAGAGCGGCACGCCGCCGGCATCGCCAAGTGTATCCGGATGGATCGCCTGACCGCGGGCCAGAAGGTGGCGTTCGTCGACGCCGCCTTCAATATCGGCGTGCCGGCGTTCTGCGGGTCGAGCATGGCGCGCCAGATCAACGCCGGAGATGTGGTCGGTGCCTGCGATGCCCTGCTGATGTGGAATCGAGCGGGCGGGAAAGAGGTGCTGGGGCTGACTCGGCGCCGGCAGCGCGAGCGCGAGCTTTGCCTCAAGGGGCTGACATGATCGCCGCGCTGCTCGCCCGCCTGGGTATCCCGAAATGGGGCGCGATCGCCATGCTTTGCGTGCTGACCGCCCTCGGCGCCCTGGCGTACCGCGCTCACCTGATCCGCGCCGGCGTGGCAATGGAGGCAACCCGGCGCGATGCGATCGACGCCGAGAACAGCCGCCGCGCCAGGGTCGCGCTGGACCAGGCAAACCAGCGCACCGCTGCCGCCCAGGCAAAGCTCGACACGACGCTCGCTGGCCTGACCCAACTTCAAACGGAGCTCTCCCATGAACAAGCCAACTCGGCTGCTCTGCAGTCTGACCTTACTGTTGGCCGTCGCCGGCTGTCAGTCCTCACCCGTACGAGAGCGTCTGATCCAGCCGGACAAGCTCAAGGTGCCGCCGCTGCCGGCGTGGATCCGGGAGGCGAGCCAGCAACCGCAACTCTCGATGGACGAGTGGCAAGCGATCTTGAATGGGCAAGGTCGACCCGGAACGAGGCAATCACCGCTCTCCAGGCCTGCACCGCAGCCTATGACGCTGTAGAAGCCGCGGCTAACGCCCGGTAACCAGAAAGGCCAGCATGACCAACACTACACTCGACCCGAAGCTGCGCGACTACGCCAGCGATGTCCAGAAAAAGCACTTCGATGCCTATATGGAGCACGGAAGCTATCAAAAGGCGGCTCGCGCGCTCGGCCTCAAGAGTAAGAACGCCGTGCAGGATTCGATCACGAGACTAAAGGCGCGCGCGGCTCGCGAATTTGGCTATGCGCCAGGTCACTTCGAGAGCGGTGTTGCCCCTGGCTTCAGCATGGGCAAAGTCACCGTGCAGCGAGGGCCCGGCGGCGAGGTCGAGCGCACGTGGGAACGGCAGAGTCCCGATCAGGAGCGCCAGGCGGAAATGATGCGCGAGGCCTTCGCGGCATTGGCTGAGGAGTTGCCCCGCCTACCGCGCCAGAAGTACGCAGGCCCGGTCGGCAACGGCGATCTTCTAAATTGCTTTGTTATCACGGACTTCCACATGGGGGCTCTCAGCTGGGCGGCCGAGACGGGAGCCGACTGGAACCTCGATATCGCCGAGCAGACACTGGTGGCGTGGTTCGAGCGGGCGATCGCGCAGTCCCCGAATGCCAAGACCGCGCTCCTGGCGCAAATTTCTGACCTCCTTCACTGGGATGGCTTCGACGCGGTCACGCCGGCGTCTAAGCACTTGCTCGATGCCGACACCCGATTCCCGAAACTGGTCCGGATCGCTATCCGCGTGCTGCGCCGGGTGATCGACATGCTGCTCGCCAAGCACGAGCGCCTGCATATCATCATGGCCGATGCGAACCACGACCCGGTAAGCCAAGTCTGGCTGCGCGAATGGATCGCCGTCCTGTACGAGAACAACCCGCGGGTCACCGTCGACACCAGTCCATCGCCGTACAACGCCTACGAGTTCGGCAAGGTCGCGATCTTCACGCACCACGGCCACAAACGCAGGATGTCCAACGTCTCGGAAGTCTTCGCCGCGCAGTTCCGGGAGATGTTTGGCCGGACCAGGTTCGCCTATGCTCACACCGGCCACTTGCATCACGTCGACGTCAAGGAGAACAACCTGATGATCGTCGAGCAGCACCGCACCCTTGCGGCGCCGGATGCGTACGCGGCTCGCGGTGGATGGATTACCGGGCGTGATGCGAAGGTGATCACCTATCACCGGGAGTACGGCGAGGTTGGCAGAATCACGGTGAGCTTCGACATGATCAAGGGACAGCTCAAGGTTGCAGCGTAAGCGGCGGCTGCCGGCGCTCGAGCGGCAGGGCCATCACCCGCGCCGCCACCTCAGCCGGTACGCCGCTGACCGCCAGCATCACGGAGGCCTCCTGCCAGGTGATCGCCGGCATCAGGATCAGGGCCAGGTCGACCCGACTGGCAGTGATCAGGTCGGTGCGCTCAACCACGATGCGCGCGCAGTTGCCGGCGGAGCCGGAAGTTATCTACAACTGCGGCAACAAGAAAGAGAGTATTTAGCACGCCAAATGCATCGTTCCCGAGGTAGTGCCAGAAGGCCCAGGCGACCAGGGAGCAAGCAGCACCTGTCACAAGCAGCAATAGGGCGTCTTTCATCTGAGATTCTCGTAGAGCTTGATATGGGTGCGGCCCGGGACACTCGGGTTGTAGAGGCCCGGGCTCCGATGGAAAAGGGACGTGAGCCACGGTCGGTCCAGCTTCCACTTGGAAGCCTCATAGAGAACATCGGCCAGTGAAGTCCCGCCGCTTAGTGTCCGGCCTGTCGCAACTGCAAGACTGCCGATTAATGCCCCTACGTAGTAGCAGGCACCCACTGCGCCCACTACGGCCAATTGCTCTAACCTGGTGCCCGCGCCGATCAGGTCCATCACGGTCACTCTCGTCCCGAACTTGTCGA